GGTTTGTAAGGCCAGCAGTGCCGTTGTTTGGGCTTAACGTAGTTGATTCCCAGACCAAGATCCAGTTCCAGAAAGGCGACGATAGGAGCAGTATCATAGCCCTTGCAGTGGACTCTGGAGCCGTTGAGCAAGCAGTGGGTAAATTACAGGGTGTTCACTTGCCTCGCATGGTGATCATGGTTGACGAAGCGGCACAGACCAATCCTGCTGTGTTTAGTGCCAGAGCCAACTTGGAAGTTGGAACGGACTTCTACCATTTCATTGCCATTGCCAACGCCTCCTCCATGTTTGATCCGCATGGACTATTCTGCGAACCCAGAATGGGATGGAAATCTATTCACGATGATGACGAGCATTGGGAAACAAAGTCTGGTGTGTGCGTTAGGTTTGATGGACTGAAATCTCCAAACGTGAAAGCTGGTCGAGTAGTCTATCCCTACCTATTCTCCCAAGATAACGTGGACATCATCCGCAAGAACTTTGGAGAAGGTAGCCTTGAATGGAATAGCTATTGCCGTGGAATGTGGATCCGTAGTGGAGCTAGAAACACCATCCTTGACTCCGCCATGATTACGGAAGGCAGAGCTAGGGAGAAGGTGATATGGGCTGGTGGAGGAATTAAGACGATTGCCGCCCTTGACCCTGCGTTCACAACGGAGGGAGATGATTGTATTCTGCGATTTGCCAAGGTGGGTAAGGCAGACGATGGCGATGTCATGCTTGAGCTAACTGACGTTGTGAGGTTAAACCTCATGGACGATCCAAACTATCCGTTGTTCTACCAAGTTGCTGACCTCACGATCAAGGAGCTAGATGCAAGGGGCGTGGAGCCAGAAGACTTTGCGCTTGACGCAACTGGTGCTGGAGCTGGCATTGCCGACATCATCTCGCAGAGATGGCAGAATGGTTTCATGCGAGTGAGCTTCGGAGGCTCTGCCACGGACACTGCAATAAGCGTGGAGGATACTCGTCCTGCAAAGTCAGTATATAGCAACAGGGTGACGCAACTCTGGAGTCAGATCAAAGTGGTGGTGATGGCAGGAAGAATGCGAGGGCTAGACGATCAAACTGCAAGGGAACTCTGCGCCCGAATCTACTCGCTGAAGAATGAGAAGACGTTGCTGGAATCAAAGAAGGAACTCAAGAAGCGAACAAAAGGGAACTCGCCAGACAGGGCTGATGCCCTCTCGTTGTTGGTAGAGCTTTTCATCAACCAAAACGGCATGGGGGATGCCACTGCAAGTCAATCACAAAATTCTGAAGATTGGGATGAATATGTGCTAGACAACACATTTGAGTCTGACTATCGGTAGGGCATGGAAAAAACAAAACTGGTGCGTAATGCGCCTCATCAAAAATACTTCCTGTCAGACGGGAAGACCCAAGTGCCAGGTGGTAGCACTATCTGCAAGATCGGAGACGATGCTGGGGCGTTGATTCATTGGGCATGGAACCTTGGCATGGAGGGCAAGGACTACCGCAAGGAGCGAGACAAGGCCGCAGACATTGGCACGATTGCTCACTTCTTGATTGAGTGCTACCTAAACCAGCAAGTTGCCGACCTTGACGATTACTCCACCGAAGACATCGAAAAGGCTTTGCTCTGCTACAACAAGTTCATTGATTGGTGGGATGAGCAACATCTGGAGAAGGTGGCAACTGAAACTCAACTCGTCCATAACGGAGTGTGTTATGGCGGAACCATTGACCTTGTTGCGAAGCGATCAAATGGGGATCATGTTCTGATCGACTTCAAAACCAGCAAGAAGATCAGCGATTCTTATTGGAGGCAAGTTGCAGGGTATGCCGCATTGTGGAACGAAAATCAAGAGCAAGTTCCAATTCTACTTGGCAAAGAAGAAACAGAGAATATCAAAATTGGCCCATACCAGATTATTCCAAAAGGTGTTAAGGTTGTTGGAACAAAAAAAATCAATCAAATCACTTCTCACGCCATCGTCCGTATTGGCAAGCAAGATGAGGGGGACTTTGAAGTGGTTTGGAAAGAGGATCTATCAAAGGAGTGGTTCGTATTCCAGAAGCAAGTAGTACTTTATTGGGCATTGCAAGCCGCCAAACCAGAACCAAAGCGGAAGAAGAAATGATTGTAATGCCATCAAATAATACTGGTTTTGAATGTGGTCGTCTTTTTGGTATGTTTCCAGATAGATTAGCTCACCTTCATTCATGCGAAAGGCTTTGTGAGCCTAAACCAAACATACCTTGGGCATTAGATAACGGAGTATTTGGTGCTTACACAGCGGGAAGAGAATGGTCTGAAGAACCATTTTATTCTTTTCTAGATGCTTACTCTGCTTGGAAACCAATGTGGGCAGTTGTTCCAGACTCAGTAGGCAATAGAGAGAAAACTATTGAAATGTGGCACAAGCATTCTCCAGCACTAAAAGCATTTGGAGTTCCATTAGCTTTTGCCACACAAGATGGAATGACTCCAGATGATGTTCCAAGTGATGCAGAAATTGTTTTCATTGGTGGATCAACTTCATGGAAATGGAAATCTCTCCCAATATGGACTTCTCATTTTGATCGGGTTCATGTTGGTCGTGTTAATTCAAGAAGGTTGCTTGAGATGGCAGAAGAGAATGGGGCTGAATCTTGTGACGGAACGGGATGGTTCAGAGATCCAAAGAGAACTCAAGAGTTGGAAAACTATTTAAAGTCTGAAAAACAACAGGCAAAACTAAATTTATGACTGAACAAGAAGAGATAGAATGGGAAAGAAATCACCCAATTACAAATTCACTTTTAGCAACACTAGCCAGAGACATGGTTAGGTTGTCAAAAAAACAACAAGAAACCATCAGACAAGTAGTGGGTAAAATGGAAGTAGAAACAAGAGAGTCCCGTGACGCTCAACACAAACTCCGAAACCACATCATCTGGCACATTGAAAAAAATAGCAAATCCACAGCTATATATCAACAAAATGAAAAAAACTGAAAAAGAAATAATAAAAGAAATTATAAATTACATCGAATCATCATCAATTTACCCTTGGACGAACAACTTTGAAAAACTAATTAAAAAAGCAAAGAAATTAACAAAATGAAAGCAGATAAATACAATCAAACATTTAAACTCTGGAAAGACTTTACTTTTGAAGCGGCACATCAACTTACCAAAGTTCCAGCAGGGCATCAATGTGGACGACTTCATGGTCATTCCTACAAAGTTAGAGTGCATTGCAAAGGCAAATTAGATCAAAACAGAGATTGGGTTGTTGATTATGCGGATATTGCCTATGCGGTACGCCCCTTAATTGAAGAATTAGATCATTCTTTTTTGAATCACATAATTGATGGTGAAACTACAGCAGAAAATTTGGCGTTTTGGATAGCAATTAAGTTGCATATCAAATTGCGTTCCTTGTATGCAGTAGAAGTTTTTGAGACACCCACAACATCCGTAATTTTTGAATTGTGAGTCTCCCCGCATCTTTAGAGGCAGAGAAGGCATTCCTTTCCTGCGTACTTCAGCGGTCTTCTATCCTTAATGAAGCCGCTGATTATGCAACGCCAAAGCTATTCCATCATCCAGATCATCGACGCATATTTGAAGGGGTGTTGGAGCTATGGAAGGAGGGCAAGGATTGTGATCTAGTCACCATCACAGAGCATATGCAGACCGCAGGGACTCTCGACTTGTCTGGAGGGCCGGCCTTTATATCCGAGTGTTTCATCTCCCCTGCACTGATTAGCAACTGGCGTGAATATCTGGAGATCCTGCGCCACAAACACACTGCACGTCTTGCGATCTCTGCCGCCGAGAAAATCATAGCTTCAGCCCAGAATCCAGCAGAGGCAGGAGAGCTATCAGAAGTGGTTCAGAAAGCTCTAGTGGCGATTGCCGCTGATGCCGAGTCATCATCTCGCATCGAAAGCGTGAAGGAGATTGCAAATTCTAGGCTGAATGAATACGAGGAAATGAGAAAGAACAAGGGGAAGCTCCTTGGCATCACCACTGGATTTGACAAGCTGGACAAGATCACTGGAGGTCTTCGCTCTGGTCAACTTGTAGTGATTGGTGCGCCAACCAAAGGGGGCAAAACCACCGTTGCCCTCAATATGGCAATGCGGACGGCAGGAATTGCGAACAATCCCGTAGGAATAATTTCACTTGAAATGTCAAAGGGAGAACTCATTGATAGAATCATCTCATCGGTGAGTGCGTTGGATCTATCATTGCTTTCCAGCGATCAAGAAATATCTCAAGACTGGATGAATAAATTATGTCTCGGAGTGTCGAAAGTTGCGAATCTACCAATCTTTGTGAGGGATGAAAGCTCCATCAACTGCTTGCAACTCCGAGCCGCCGTAAGGCGCATGGTTGCAGTTCACAATGTGAAGATGATTGTTGTGGACTACATCCAACTGCTTGAGCCTACCAATAAGACAGACTCTAGGGAGAGGCAAGTTGCAGAGGCTTCCAGAACTCTCAAGATGCTTGCCAAGGAATGCAATGTGGTGGTGCTTGCCCTAACGCAACTCAACGCCGAGGGAGCGTCCAGAGAGTCAAGGGCCATCGAACATGATTGCGATTTGTTCTTGACTATCTCGCAGGATGAGAAGCAACAAGAAGATTGGTTTTTGAATATTAAACTTGCCAGAGCGTGTCCACGAGCTAGTATTCCCCTAACCTTCAAGAGCCACTTATTGCGGTTCGACGAAAGGTTTTAACAACAAACAACAATGCAATACGATAACGAAAAGCGGTTTATTCTTTTCCCTAAAAAGAACGCCAACCCGAAAGCCCCAAACTACACTGGTAGCATAACCATCAATGGTAAGGAGTGGGAACTCTCTGGCTGGGACAAGCAGGGCAAGAACGGAGGCTCCTTCATCAGTGGCTCCATGAAGGAGCCTTACAAGCAGGGCGAACAGAAACCCAAGAACAATTCCGTAAACTCCGACGAGGACATCCCATTCTAATATGAAAAAGAAAGGACTCTACGACAACATCAACGCCAAGAGAGAGCGTATTAAGAAAGGCTCTGGAGAGAAGATGAGGAAGGTGGGGAGCAAGGGAGCACCCACTGCCAAGGCATTCCGTGACAGCAAGAAGACTGCAAAAAAGAAATAACAATGGAAAAGAAATTCTCCAAGAAAGTCACCAATCCAAAAACAGGGCGTGAGAAGACTGTGCGGTATGGACAGAAGGGAGCGACCATTAAGCCGGGAACAAGCAAGGGAGATTCCTATTGCGCTCGTTCCGCAGGACAAATGAAGAAGCACCCAGCCGCCGCAAAAGATCCCAATAGCCCTCTGCGATTGTCTCGCAAGAAGTGGCATTGCAGTGGAACCAAATCTCGTAAGAGCTAATTAATTTCAGTGTTGGTGCTGGTTGCACAAACCCTCGTCCCCTAGTCATGTGGGGGGCGGGGGTTTAGTGTTTTCGCCGCTTTGCGGCTCAATAAAATATTTTTAGATTTTTTATTGACGGCATTTCAAATTCTGAAAGACTCATCTCATCGGCGCAACCACCGATACCAAAACATGAAAATAGAATACAAATGCAAGAATGAAGAATGCCAGCACGAGTTCAAAGTTGACTACGCAGGAGCAGACCAATGGGGAGGTGGAGAAATCACCCCAGACGTTTGCGATAAATGCGGAGAAGACATTGACTTCGAGGAGATCGAAAACGATGCCCTTCCAGACCCCGACTACTACAACGATGTTGACCGCTAATATGAAAAACACTCACGCAATCCTTCACAGCATCACGCCACTACTTCAAGTGTGCATCAAGCAAGCAGATCGTCATGGATTGGACGAGATCCGCATCTCCAAGGCGAGGGCCAGAGAGATCCTTCATCTCGCATTAGCCGCTGAAAAAGAGCTTGAATCAAAAGCAAAACAGCCAAATTACTTCTCGCACCTCGACTCCGTATTTGGTAAATAATCAATCTATGAAAAACCGAAACACACACCTCCTGCTCAACAAGCTGGAACCCACCATCCACGTTGCAATCAAGTTCGCCAAGTGGCACAAGCAAGACAAGATCACTATTGATCGTGAACAGGCAGAGGAGCTGATCAAGCTCATCAAGGCCGCTGACGAGGAGCTTGCCCTCACCACAGAACTATGAGCGCATTCGTAATCATCTGGGGAGGCATAGGGCTTTCATTTGCGTATTGCGTGGGCTTGTATTGCTATAAGCACCACGTCGAACAGCAGATGCTTGAGTATCTAGCTCGAAAGTGGAGGGACGACAAGGAGCAGTTTGAGCTTTGGATGTATAACCTGTCCATCAAAGTGACAAGGAAGGAGATTCAACAAGCGGAGGGGGAAGATGTATAACCAAGATTTAGTAGAGGAATTTGAACACCTTGATCGTGCCTACAAGCAGGAGCAGAACAGGAACTATGATCTTCAAGAAG